TTATTTCTTAATGGTGTTTTTTTTCTTTTTAACCATTAGCAATTCATCAAACAACCTCTGGAAATCATTAACTTTTTCGCTTAACTCACTGATATGTCTTTCTTTTTCTGATTCAGGTAATGAATCAAAGAGATCGAGTAACTTTTTTTGCCTTTCATCAAGCTCGGGTGAAAGTTGATCTGCCCTCAGTGGTTCATCCTCCTCAGTTCCGTAAAGCAACCACGTCGGAGTACATCGGAGTGCCTCGGCAAGTGAGAAAAGATTTTGCCCTTTAGGTGTCGTTATGCCCGCTTCCCACTTATAGACGCTCACGGCGGATATACCAACGGCATCGGCAAGTTGCTGTTGGGTTAATCCAAGCTCTTTACGTCTTGAGGAAATTCGGTCGTTAAAGGTCAATTTTTTCATACCCATAATATAAGTTAACTTGACATAACTTTCGTTAGTATTTATGTTCCTAACTAACGTTAATAGGAGGAACAATGAAAACTGAAACTGTTATCAGCTTTTTCGGCACCAAAACTGCGGTTGCGCGTGCTTTAGGTATCTCTCAAGTTGCCGTAACTCGCTGGGGGCCTGTAGTACCTACGGCATGCCTGACGATCCCTCATCATTTTTCGTACGCGCCGGTGCATTTCTGCGCAGCGCTAACTTCGTCACCAAACTGGGTGGTATGACGGTTTCCGCTATTCCTGATCTCGCGCGCGGTGTGATGGTTAATGGCTTTGGTAATACCATGCGTGGTTACTCTGCGCTGATCACGCGGTCACCGGCATTCAAGGCCAGCCGTGCCGAACAGTTAAAAATGGCCGTCGGGCTGGAGACCATCCTCCATACCCGTGCGCGTACGATGGGCGACCTGGTGGATGGCTCTGCCAGAACAACGGCGGTCGAAGCGGGTATGGAGCGCGTCACCGATGCATTCGGCAAGCTCACGCTGATGGGTCACTTCGATGATATGAACAAATCGGTAAACGGCATGATCACGTCCGACGGCATTCTCTCCGGTACGTTCGCTGGCCGCCGTCTGGCTAAGCTTGGTATTAACGACAATATGGCCGCGCGTATCCGCAGCGAGTTTGAAAAACACGGTGAGGTAATCAACGGCTGGCATATCGGTAATTTTGAAAAATGGGACGATCAGCACGTTGCTGGCGTCTTCCAGTCGGCGGTGCTCAAAGACGTTAACAATACCGTTATCACTCCGGGCATCGGCGATACACCGCTGTGGGCCAGTACACCTCTGGGTAAAACCATCTTCCAGTTTAAATCCTTCGCTACCGCATCCTATAACCGCGCCACGCTGGGCGGCCTGCAGGAGGGAACCGGGCAGTTTTATTACGGTACGGCTTTCCAGATAGGACTCGGCGCGCTGACATACGCGCTTAAGCAGTCTGCAAATGGTAAGGAGGTTGACTGGTCTTCGCAGAAACTGGTCATTGAGGGGATCGACCGTTCAGGTATTCTTGGCCCGTTAATGGAATATAACAACATGGCAGAGAAAGCCTCTGGTGGTATGGTGGGGCTGGGCGCATTGCTCGGTACTGGAACACAGTCACGTTATGCCAGCCGCGGCTTTATCGGTTCTGCGCTGGGGCCGACGTTCGGTCTGCTCGATACCATTACTGATGTGACAGCTGGCGTGCTCAACGGCGATGCCGGTGATCGGGTAATGCATAACGTGCGTACGCTACTGCCGGGAAACAATCTGTTCTGGATAGCACCGTTGATAAACCAGATTGATCCTGGTATGCGTTAGTTGTGCAGGTTTGGGGCTCTGAACTAAACGCTCAGTTCAAGTCCAGTAGGCCAGAAATTTTTAGTTGTGTGCTATTCCTTGTATTGGCGTACGGCACTCTGAGCAGGTATAGTTAACCTAATTTTACTTCGATGAATACTTAAAATGCCTCTTGCGCTGCCGAAAACCAATGAACTTGTTGGAAAAATCAAACCGTCTTTAGTCTCTGGAGAACTCTTGTTGAGTCCTTTTGAGCTTAGACTGTTGGCGCGTGAAGCCGATAAAATCGATGTTCCACATCATCGGTGGTGCATTCAGGGGTTGTTGGCTTTCCTCAATGAAAATGATGAGGAGGGCATTGCACTTTGTGAACAGGCTGTCGCTTATGACCCAAACGTTTCACAGTCATGGTGTAACTATGCCTCGGCTTTGAGGTACCGACATCTGCTCAGTAAAGAGTGGGAAGTTGTCAACCGTAGTGTAGAGTATAAGGGGTTATTGACCTTATCATATGCACATACTCTTGCTTCTTATTGGGTAGATATTGAACTGTTGAATCATACGACAGAAATTATTGAATCCATGGAAATGCCTAAAAGATTCAATAAAGTCCAGTTAGATCTATTTGGAAGCGGTATGGTAACGAGACAATTGTTGCGTGATGCAGGTCCTGCCGTTGCATCTGATTTGCGCGCCTTAGGCGCAGTTGTTCGTCAGATAGCTGAGGAAGAAAGATTACCACGCCTTAAACGACGTATCTCTTGTCATGAGGGTGAGTATGCATGTGTTTATGCAATTGACACTGATGATGTAGATTATTTGATTCGATTGGATGATTTATTATTTGATCGAATTGTTTCTGCTGGGATTAAGTCCAAAAATTGTATCGCTTTTTTTGAACCTAAATTAGGGGATGATAATTAATGGCGGTGCAATTTGATTGCTTTCTGAATGTAGCTAAAGACTCTCTTGATAAGAGTGGTGAAACCTGGACTCGCAACGCAATCAGTAGAGCCTATTATTACATGTTCCATGCAGTCCGTGATGTAATTAATAAGCCAATTCCAAAGAATGATAAAAGTGGAAATCCCTTTCCCTTTGGTGAGCATAAAAGGCTTTCAGAATACCTGTGCAATGGTGATGCAGCGACAGACTATAATTTTGACGCGGCTCAACTTGAGAAAATTGGTTTAAAGCTTAGAGCTGCGCATCACAAGCGATGTGATGCAGACTATGAGCTGCATTTGAAAATGAATAGGTTAGAGGCAATAAAGCTATTAGCGGTCGCAGAAAATATTAAGCAAGAAGTCGATAAGCTCAAACAGCCAGAATAGTCAGGATTCCGACCTTAAACCCGCGCCATCATAGCCCTGTATTCACTACGGGGCTTTTTTATGCATCAGGATTACAAAACACGCCTTACCGCGCTGAGCGACAAACTTACTGACGTGGTGCTCGAAGAAGCCGATCCGGCTCACTGGCCGGGTGCCGGTAAGAAACCGAGCGAACTGACCAAAGATGAACGCGGCGACCGTTACTGGGATAAGAAGAACGCAGCTGCATCACTGACGTTGCTGATTAAGGTGCACTCACTGATTGGCATGCAGACGCGTGGCGGTACGCCAAATGATAATCCTGGTCAGGATGATGAAGCCTTTGCGCTGGGCCAGCAGGTATCGAAGGCTGAACGTGAAGCGGCCGCCATTATAGAGCGTCTCCAGAAAGGCAAAAAATGATCTCCTTCCTCGCCTTCTTTCTGATGTGGGCGGAACGGATGCAGTGGAATGTACCGGACTGTCACTATAAGGCCTGCCACTGGCTGGAGCATCGCGGTAATCTCGCGGTGCTTCGTTGTTTCCGTGGGTTCGGTAAATCAACGCTCCTTGCTGTCTATAATGCTTGGCGGTATTACTGCGATCGGCAGTATCGCATTTTGCACCAGTCTGAATCCGATGGTACCGCATATAAAACCAGCCGAGATACTCAGAACGTACTACGTAACCATCCATTGACCAAAGGCATGCTACCCGACGGGCAGGGGACGGTAGAGCAGTGGTGGGTCAATGGCGCGCTGGATTTACGTAACGGCAGCATGTACGCCAAAGGGATTCTGTCTAACGTTACCTCCGCCCGTGCCAACGAATGCCAGAACGATGACGTAGAAGTACCCCGCAATATCCAGACGCCGGAGGCGCGTGAAAAGCTGCGCTATCGCCTGGGGGAGCAAACGCACATCCTGATCCCTGGTGGCCGCAAGCTCTACATTGGTACGCCGCACACGCATGACAGCCTTTATGATGAGGTGGAGTCTATGGGCGCTGATTGTCTTACCATCCGGTTGTTTGAGAAAGAAAAACGCATAGAGGCGAAAGACGCAACGCAGCTGCGCTACGAGTTATCTTTCCGGCCGGAATATGTTTTCGCCGGTATCCATAAAAGTGCCCGCCTTCTGGTCGCTGATGTCGATTACAAAATTACGGCCAGCGGCGTTGAATTTGCTACCGCGCCCGATACCGTTATCGATTTTTATGCCGATTGCGCATGGCCTGAGCGCTTCACGCGCGAGGAAATGGAGAATCGACGCAAAGAAACGCGCACGATTAACGAGTGGGATAGCCAGTATCAGCTGCACAGTAAACCTGTGGGCGACGTTCGCCTCGATCCAGACCGCATCCGCGAATACAACATTCATCCTCAAATCCGGTATGCGAACCGTACGGCCTCGCTCTGGCTTGGCAATGTACAAATCGTTGGCGCGGTCGCCTGGTGGGACGTGGCCACAGGCAAAGTTAAGGCCGATGCTTCGGCGTTCTCTCTGATGCTTACCGATGCGCGTGGACATCTGTACTGGCACATTTGCCAGGAACTCACCGGAGAACTGGCGGAATTCGATGACAACGACAAAATCACCGGCGGGCAGGTCGCGCAAATAAAAGATCTGGTGCTCAAATACCAGATACCGGTGGTTTGTGTCGAAGTTAACGGCCCGGGCAGCTTCGCGGGTAAGTTACTGCGTCAGGCGCTTAAGGGTACCGGCTGTGGCGTTCGGGAAGAATTCAGCATTACCAACAAACAGAAACGTATTCTCGATGCGTTTGAAGCGCCGCTGTCGTCGCGGTTCCTATGGGCGCATACCGATGTACTTGATGGTCCTGTCTATGACCAGATGCGTGACTTTAACCCAGCATTGACCAACCAGCCAGACGACTTTATAGACTCTGGTGCTGGCGCAATCAGTCAGACACCAGTACGTATCGGGAAAGTGGTCGGGATTCCGACCGGGCATGCGCGCGAAGATTGGCAGTTAAGTGACGGAGATCATCTGGTCGACGTCGATTACTAACCTGCCAGAGGTTTCGCATCATGTCGGTACCCAACCAGACTCCCTATATTATTTACAACGCCAACGGTCTGACGACCCTTTTCCCCTTCGAGTTCTATATCATCAATGCCGGTGATATTCAGGTATCAATCAACGGTACTGTCGTTACCAGCGGATATTCCGTATCAGGTGTCGGTAACGTCGGCGGGGGTGACGTGGTTTTCGTTACCCCACCTGCAAGCGGTGCAGTGGTCATGCTGGAACGTGTTGTTCCTACCTACCGGTTAACGGATTACCAGGACAACGGCGATCTGTTGGCCGACACAGTGAATAAGGATTTCGACCGCCTCTGGATGGCAATACAGCGTGCCTTTATTTATCTCGGGCTAGCGCTGCGCCGTCCGCTATTTGGTGGTCCGTTCAATGCAGAAGGTTATAGGATCGCGAATCTCGGTGACCCGATAAATGCGCAGGATGCAGCGACCAGGAACTATGTCGATAATGTCAGCCTGGTGCGTACGCTGCGTGTTCCTGAGTCTTCAGTCTCCATTCTGCCCCCTGTTGATCAGCGCGCAAACAAGCTGCTGGCGTTTAACGCTGCAGGGCAACCAATCGTCGTTCTGCCAGCTTCTGGTTCGGCGTCCGATGTAATGATAGAACTGGCTAAACCCGATGGCGAAAAGTACATCGGCGAATGTCCAGACATTGCAACGCTACGGACAATCGAGCCATCTTTCGACAAGCAGCGTATTACGGTTAAAGGGCATACTGCCGGTACGGGATACGGTGGTGGACAGTTCAGAGCGGTACTTGCTGGTTCAGGTTACACCGACAATAACGGTACGGTTATCAAAACATCAGGTGGGGCTGCCTGGGTCCGGATGAATGTTGGGTACATTTCTCCGTATATGTTCGGTGCGCTCCCAAGAGTTGATGCTACTACTCCTACGGCGCATACAGCAATTAACGCAGCAATAGCAGCTGCCATTTCACAAAATACAATTATTGATGGATTAGGCGCAACATTTAACATTAATGCTGGATGCTTCGTAAATAACACCTCATCAGTGATCTTACAAAACTTTGGAATTGTTGTTACTAATCCAGAAAGTTTCAATGATGCAGTTTTGAGGGTGAGAAATGCGGACCATGTTGTTCGGCGTATACGTATTGAAGGAAGCAACGGCGCAACAGTTCTTGGAATTAATGTGGAATCTACAGCACCCGGCACAGTTGTTGAGAGTTGTAGAATTGTGAATACCGGACGCACAGCTATCTACAGCACCGCTTCTCGTGTTGTTGCACGAAACAATGTCATAGATAGTTGCGGGCTGCTCGGCATAGGTAATTACCGCTGTAGCATCTGGTTCAACGAGAACGAACATGCCGTTATGGAGGGTAATATTTGCACCCATTGCGCATGGGGTATTTTGATGAGGAACCAGATTGGAACATCTCAAGGTTACTTTAATACCATGCGTAACAACATTGTTGTTTCCGCCTCTGGCACAGATTCTTCCTGTCAAGGGATATCTGCATCTGCGCAGTTCCATTTAAGCACCACCGATAACGTTGTGCGTGGATTTCCAAATAATGCGATAGATCATCAAAACTGTTTTGGTATGATTATCACTGGGAATCAAATCCACCAGTGTAGTGATGGCGTTTTTATAGGTGACCGTTCTTGCGGGCGCATTATTATCTCTAATAATAATATTGAGGCATGTGTTACTGGTGTGAGATATTACAACCCAGTAAACTCAGTTCCCGATTATCAGAACCAAACATTTGCAGATGTACAAATCACAAATAATGTTATCTACACCTCTACGCTTCGTGCAATTCATGTAACGATGGCAGGAACCACTAGCGCCAACTTTATGACTAATGTTAACGGTAATATAGTTGATGGGAACGGCTCAGCAGGTCTTGGTATTGTTATGGATACCGTGACATTTGGCAGTGTTAGCCAGAACCAAGTACGAAGAGTTAGAGGTCATGGTATTGACTTAATATCTTGTGAGGGGCTGCGAGTTCTGGGTAATAGCATCTTAGATGCCGGGTATGCCACGACTGCTACATATAACGGAATCAATCTAAGTAATTGTTACCGTTGCAATGCGTCAGATAACTATGTAGTCGGGGCGACAATGATTTATGCTGTGGTACTTGGGGCTGGTGGATATAATATGGCTTATACAAACCATGCAAGGTCAACAACTGGTACAGCGGCCGTTAGTATATCCGGTGGTACTGGGAACGTAGAATCATTGAATATTAAGTCATAATTAATGCGCCCCTAATGGGGCGCAACTATTCAGATTGGCATACCATACTTCGCATTCATTTCTCTGTCCGGCTGGATTTTTATCTCAATGTTACGAGGTATTAATCCATTTGATTTGAGAGTTTCTGATATGGCCTTTCCTCTTGTTACCGGGAATGGCCAGTTGTCATTGTTGTCACCCTTAGGGACATGCAGTGTCATCGTCCTCTGATTGCTTTCAACAGCTCTCTGAACCTGAACAATCATATCTTGTCCGATAGCATTCGCAACGGAGAAAGGAACGTTTCCGTTGTGAGACTCACGCAAAGAATTTGATTGGTCTGTAGCTTTGTTAATCAAGCAAAGTAAAACTATTGGGGCAATATATTGAACGGTCTTAAAGCGCTCAATGAAGTAACCAAGTCCTATGCTAGCTGCTACTATCAGGTACATGAACGAACCCCACATTGCTACAGGTCGAGTCGCATAGTTAGCGCTAGCCTTTGCGCATACCAGAATAAGGGCTAATGTGGTAATGGCTCCAGAAATCACTGATACCCAGAAAGCGTATCTTTTCCCTTCAGTTGTCTCATCTGATTTTCTTCTTAGCAAGAACACCACGCCGCAAACCAATCCAACAGCCAGCACAACGAAGAAGGTGCGATCTGTTAATTTAAGCAGTGAGTAAAATGCATTGACTGTACCTGAAATATCCAGATGATCTTTTGCCATTCGGTCCGCTCTTCCTCCGTTCATTTCAAAGAGAGCAGAAATAACCCACATCGCCAGAGTAATGCAGTGGAAAGGGTAAGCCTTAATCGTCTCAACAATTTTAAATCTGTTGCTAATGAGGTTCAGAAGAAGTACCACACCGCACATTACTGCAAGCACAACACTGGCAAAAATGTTCGAAAATACACATAGGTAAATGGCGAATATCAGCACGCCAGAAAAGATCGCTCTTTCGTAAAAGAAGGGTTTTAATGTTGCCGACATTCTTAAAACGTAAAGTGCCAGCGTGCCGTTTATGAGGGCTGGAACAATATAGTGATAATAACAAGTAAGATTTTGCTCCCATAACAGGTATGGACTGTTGTTATTATTGAGAGTTCTGAACAGGCCAAACATGCACAGTAGGTATAAGATAACCATGACTGAGCTAGTGTATGTTGACAACCCTGCGGTTTCTCTCATCAAAACATAGAATTGATAAAGAAACGCCACAACAAGAATCGCAACTAAAACCGCTGTCAAATAGGCGATAGCTTCAAGGAAAGTAAATCCAAGTGGCATTACGACCGATGAGGCAATGTTACCAAAGAGTGGGAAAGCAACCTCAGGCACAACCTTAATTGGATTAAAACCTCCCCACTGTGGATATGCCTGCCTTCCGGAAGAAAGATTGATCCACTCATCACCAGAGATAATTGTCACCGGATGGATAGCAGTAAAAAACACAGCCACTACAGCAAAAACAAAAGTGAATAACACCCACTTTAAATGAGTTTCTTTTTCCAAAGCCTGATTAATCATTTCTCTTCCTTCCGATTATCCTTGAGATCGTTTTTGATGATATAACGAGGTCTTCCCTTAACTTCAACATAAATCCTGCCGATATACTCCCCAAGCACACCTATACCTATCAACTGAACTCCGCCAAGGAAAAGTATTGAGACAAGCATTGATGGATAGCCGCGAACCGGGTTGCCGAATGCTAACGTGTCGACGATCATCCATGCGCCATAGATGAAGGCCAGGCCAGCAACGAACAACCCGATATAAGTCCACATGCGCAACGGGAACGTAGAGAAACTTGTGATACCTTCAAGTGCAAGGTTCCACAGTTTCCAGCCATTAAACTTAGAATCCCCGGCAACTCGCTCTGCGCGAGCATACTCAACAACATCAGTGCGGCCACCAACCCAGCTCAAGACGCCTTTCATGAAAAGGTTGCGTTCTGGCATTAGCTTGATGTTTTCAACCACATCCCGGGACATCAGGCGGAAGTCGCCAACGTTTTCCTCGATCTGCGGATTGCTGATTTTGTTGTGCAGCTTATAGAACCACTCTGCGGTCTTGCGTTTGAGTCGTCCATCCGTAGAGCGGTCTGTTCTCTTAGCAAGAACCATATCCGCGCCGGCCTGCCATTTCTCTATCAGGTGCGGGATAACCTCAATTGGGTCCTGCAAATCAACATCTATCGGGATAATAGCTTCACCGCTTGCATGGTCCAGGCCTGCAAACAGTGCAGGTTCTTTACCGAAATTGCGGGTAAAGGAAAGAGGAATGACAAGCGGGTCGGCCACAGCGAGCGCATTTATGATTGATTCTGTCGCATCTTTACTGCCGTCGTTAATGAAGACTATTTCAACTTCATGCTGCAGAAGCCCTTCAAACTCCCGCACGGTTTTATAGAAGATTGGAATTGCTTCCTCTTCATTAAATACCGGAACGACCAGAGAAATTTTCATTTCGCATCCCTAAAGACAATGAATTTTGAGTAGATGAACCCGGCAACCAGGCTAAAGCCGGAAAATGCTAACAGGGTAACAACGGGAGGAGCGCCAACAGTATCAGCGAGGTAACCCGTCAGGCCTGCCATGATCCCCATGAATAATACGAACGCGAGATAGCGCCCGGAAGTGGCCTGCGATTTGAACGTCCATTTCGCGTTCGCGAAAAAACTAAACGTTACTGCAATGCAGAATGCCAGAACATTTGCAATCGCCTGGCTGATCCCAAAGAAATGAAGCAGAGCGCCAAAACACAGCCAGTGTAAGGCTGTGTTGAGCACGCCAACGGAAACGTATCTACTAAATAGCTTTAACATTATAAAAATCAGTCAATTCTGAAAGCCAAGAAGTTTAGCACTTGTTGTTAACCTTTTCGACCTCCTCTATATGGTCGGGATTCCGACCGACCTACGCGCTTACCCTCATGCCACGATACGATTTTCCCCACCGGGGGTGAGGCATGAGGATGAATAACGTTTCAGACGTGGCGGCGGGACTTTCCTACGGCACATCTATTGGCAGTTTTGGCTACTGGCTTTTGCAACTGCTCGATAAAGTCAGTCCCAGCCAGTGGGCTGCAATTGGCGTTCTCGCCAGTATTCTCTTTGGTCTGCTGACTTATCTGACAAACCTTTATTTCAAAATTAAAGACGATCGTCGCAAAGAGGCTCGGGACAATGGCTACCAGCAAGACTAAACTCAGCGCCGCTGTTCTGGGTCTGGTGCTTGCCGGCGCTCCGGCGTCGGTCATCCTCGATCAGTTCCTGAATGAAAAAGAAGGAAACAGCCTCACGGCGTACAAAGACGGCGGCGGGATCTGGACAATTTGCCGTGGTGCCACAACTGTGGATGGCAAACCGGTGGTGCAGGGCATGAAGCTGACGCAGACGAAATGCGACCGGGTAAACGCCATCGAGCGCGATAAGGCGCTGGCGTGGGTTGACCGGAATATAAAGGTGCCGCTGACCGAACCACAGAAAGCCGGTATTGCTTCGTTCTGCCCGTACAACATCGGCCCGGGTAAATGTTTCCCCTCGACGTTTTATAAGCGCATCAATGCTGGTGACCGCAAAGGTGCATGCGAAGCGATCCGCTGGTGGATTAAAGACGGCGGCCGCGATTGCAGACTGACCAAAGGCCAGAAGAACGGTTGCTATGGTCAGGTCGAGCGCCGGGATCAGGAAAGCGCACTGACGTGCTGGGGGATAGACCAGTGACCATTAAAGCAAAGCTGTTAGCGCTGGGCGTTCTGCTGGCGCTTTTCGCTGTTACCTTTTACGCGGGTTATCTGAAAGGCTGGTATGCGCACAGCGACAAGGTAAACAGCGAGCATGCAGCGAAAAACAAAAAAGCGGAGAAAGCCGTCGCCACTAGTGAGCAGAAAGCGGCAGCGGCCAGCGCAGAAGGAAAAGTGATTTACCGGACCATTTACCGAGACGTGGTGAAATATGTTAACGACCCGAATCATACTAAGTGCGATTTTGACGATCACGCTGTGCAGCTGCGGCAGCGAGCAATCGACGCGGCCAACAATATCCCAGGATTTGATGAGCCCGCCGTGCAAGGCAAGTGACGCCGGACGAGATAGCGATGAAGACCTGCAGGCAGATACTCAGACGACGGAATGTGTGCGCGAGCTGCGGACAAATATCTATCGCTGGCAGGCGTGGTACAGGGCTGCTGACTAGTGAATATCTATTCACTAACCATTCCGAAGATTGATTGCAAATAGGTTGTAAGTTCATGTATTTAAAGTGTTGTAGTTTTGCTCTATGTTCGGAAAAAATCTACAACCCATTGATTTTATGAGTTTTAACAACCAATTTAAAATCCCTCGGCGTTCGCGCTGTGTGGGTTCAAGTCCCACTCCGGCTACCATGGGAAAAGCAGAATAATCAAAGCAATAAGCAGTGTCGTGAAACCACCGAAAGGTGGTTTTTTTGTGCCTGCAATTCCCCCTTCCTGACAACAAATCTTATTTTTCGTGCCTGACCCATGCACAACCATAATTTTTCGATCATTATGCGTCGAGGGCGTTTCCTTATCGCGTAAATTCTTATATCTCCGTTTCATCGATTGCCCTGCGGCAGCTTCGCAGATAACTTCATTTGGATTTTCCTTAGAAAAAGTGGAAGAGCTTGCAAATGGGCTGGGCAAGGGTATCAACAAATGATCAAAACATTGTTCTCCGGCGACAAGCTCTCGAACGTACAGGATATGAACTACGGTTGACAAGAGGCATCTAAAACCGCAATGGCGCTGGATTTGACCACTGGGAGCATTACGGGATGGCAGATGTACCAGATAGCTAAAGAGAATTGATTATGTCACAAGAATTAGAATTTTCGCTTCATCCACCCGTTTGGCCTGCCATCGTCTATTTTGTTGTATCTGTTGCAATTTTTTTCTTGCTTTATCTCGGGAAACTAAAAGTTAACAGGCTGCATAAATACCCGCTATTTATCGCATATATGGTGTTTGTAATCGCTGTTGCAGCCGTTCAGATAAACATCTTTGCTAATGGCTACGAGTTTGTCCGCAGCTTTTTGCATATCGATTTTGACCCCTATCGATATGACTCGGTATATTGGGGATCATTGTTTTTCTCCATAATTTACTTGCTGGCGTTGCCCCGGAACAAGTTTTAGCATAATGAAATTTTCATTTAAGGGACGTTATGTCTTTACCGCCATTGTATGCACTGCGTGCGTTTGAAGTTGCTGCGCGGTTGAACTCCTTCAGTAAAGCCGCTGAAACGCTCAATATTACGCCGGGTGCGGTCAGCAGACATGTTCGTACCCTTGAACTGTGGTTCGACTGCGAGCTTTTCAAAAGGCAAGGTCCTCGCGTGGAGGTCACTGAAGCCGGGCGAGTGCTTGCCGGACAGCTGAACGAGAGCTTCACGAGCATTGAATGGGCCTGCCGGGCATTTCGCAGTGAAAACCACCTGCTGCGGTTAAAAGCACCCAGCACCCTGACCATGAGATGGCTTCTCGACGTGCTGCGATCTTTTCGCAACAACCATGCAAAACCACAGGTTGAGATTGCCAGCGTCTGGATGGACATTGATACCGTTGATTTCAATCTTGAGCCCTACGACTGCGCCATCCTTCTTGGTAATGGCCGTTTTGGTGACACAACGGAGAGTCAGCTGCTTTTTCATGAATGGCTTATCCCGGTTTGTACCCCATCACTTATCGAACCGGCCCGGCAACGGCTTCCGCAATGCGATTTGATCCATCCTTCACCGGACAGACGTGACTGGCGGCGCTGGCTGCGAAGAACAGGATTGTTCCCGGGGCTCGATATGAGCAGCGGTATGGTGTTCGATACCCTTGAACAGGGAAGTATTGCCGCGATGAACGGGCACGGCATCGCTATCGCCGACCTGCATCTCACGCTTGATGCCCTGAAAAGTGGCCTGCTGGGCCTGCCGTTCAGGGAAGCTATTGCGACGGGGGATGGCTACTACCTCGTCTGGCCAAAAAATTCACTCAAAAGAGAGAGCATTCAGCATCTTCTGGCCTGGCTGCAAAACCATACCCCGGTCGTTCCGGCGCTGGATATCGATTATCTGGAATACGATGACAGTCGGGTTTATTAA